GTTGGTGTTATCGTTGACCCAGTAATCGTACTCGATTGTAACCTGGAACTGCTCGATTTCGCCAACCTGCGCGAAGTCGAGGTCGATAGCAGCAACGTTGGTCGGGAAAGCGTTCCTGAGATAGTATGTCATCTTCTTGTCGCCTTTCTGATCCAACTGGTGTACTTCGATGTTTGACGCATATCTTCCGAGACCTGAGTTGTTGGAATGCGCACCTTCGTTACCCACGTGGGTATTCAATCCATCCATCCATGCTTCGAAAGCATTTCGGACAGCGAAGTCGGTGTCATTATAGACAGTGATCGTCCAAGGTTCGAACGTTCGATCACCTGCCAGTTTGACAATACGACCACGGAAAGGTACTTCAACTAACCCGATAATTGACGCAGGAAGTTGAGCACTGCGACACATGAAACTCGTAATCTCGGTGTCACCGCCTGCATATCCAGGGAAGGTAACATCGACAGAGAACATGTTGGCGCGTGCACCACCACCAACCAACTTGCTTCGGAAATCGTCGACTCTAATTGGTACTTGTGCCATTTTCTAATCTCCTTTAGAAGTTGACGCGCTGAACAATCTCTTCAAAGTCCGCACCAGTTCGCGTTGCCACGAAGTTGAGGGTAATGAAGTTGATTGAGCGAGCGGGTTTGACGAAAATCGTAGCAACCATCTCGTTACGATCGATGACTTCGGGTGTGTTGTTCTGCTCATCACACTGTACAAAGAAGTCTTGGATACCACGACGACCTTGAATCTCGCGAAGGAGCGGTTCAACAATACCTACGAACTCGGCACGAGTAAACTCGTCGTTGAATTCGAACAGGAAGTTACGAGCAGCAACAGAGATAGACTTCTCGAGGGCAAGGAACAAGCGACGGACGTTGATGCGGTCAAACGCAGAAGGACGTGCCAGTTTGGTCTTGTCTCCCCACAGAAGCATACCACGACCAGCATATTGGATAATGGGGTTCACACCCTTCTTATACAATTCGTCTCGGTCTGCTTTACGGGCATTGTATGCCAAGTTTGTTGCACCGAAATACTCACCACGTCGCTCACCAGCAGGTGAGTACCACGGACCGTAGTTGTAATCGGTTGCCGCCATAATACCAGCAGTGGTAGAGGCAGCAGGGATGTAGATGTAGTTGTCGTTGTACTTGTCGTATACACGCAAGTAGTTATTGTCAACCGCCAAGTAGGAGGACGCTGAGAAACGATTAGTCGTTGCCAGAGTGTCCTGTACAGGGTTGATTGAACCAACTACAGCACTACGGTTGGGTGACGCAACTGCCAGACAGTCCTTACGGATAGTAGCAGCAATGCTGGTCAGATCGTTTACAATCGTAACCTGATCATCAGCATCGTTGAAACCAGGAGCGATCAACATTGAGACGTCAAGAGTTTCTGCGTCTTCAAAGTTGTCCCAACCGATCATGTAGTCGCCTACGTCGAGTGCTTGGTGATCCTGACCACCGCCCAGCGTGATAGATGCTGAGTCTGCGGACCAAGATACGTTGTCAGCATAGTTAGTCGTGCCAATGATGTTAGGTGCGGTTCCCCAGTTATCGCCGTTAACGAAGTTATCTGAGTCATACTTACCAAACCAAAGGAAGTTAGAGAAACCGTTGAGTACGTTGGGGAGATAGTTCTCGCCACCGTCCACAGTCTTCGCTCCTTTCGCGACTGAAACGTATGAGAAAGTTTCTAAAACAGTATTCTTTGTACCAGAGATCAAACCGTTCTCGTCAATGACAGCGACGTGAGTCTCATCGTTCAATACTGTTCCAGGTTGATTTTTCGCCCATTCAGAAGTTCCAGGGATTGCGTCGAACTTGTCGGCATATTCCCAATTTTCCCATGCTGTAATGGTATTTGCTGATTCTGCGCTTTCGCCAGACTCAATCGCAAACATCGCAACTTTGAGAGAACTTCCAACCAGTCCAGGGTACTTTGCTACGAACATATGAAGGATGTTTTGAGATTCATAATCCTCTTCGTTCTTTACAAGCAAACCACTACCGCCTGATGTGGCGTTGAGTGCGGAGTCACCAGTGATATCACCAGTGGGAACTGTTCTATTGACTATCAGGTTGCCTGAATATCGAAGAAACTGTGCACAGGAGAAATAGTCCACTGCGCGCTCTTCATCAGGAACACCAAACACAGAAGCAAGTTGCTCCTCAGTTTGTATAATAGTCGGAACATCCACGGGACCCCATTTGAATTGTCCAACATATCCCGAAAGAGAGGTGTCGACGTTCGGGACTACAGGAGTCAGGTCGAATTCTCGGACGATGATTGCAGGAGACAATGAAGGTGCTGTTAATGCCATCTTGTTATCCTCTTATCGATTAGATATTATATGAATCATTATAAGGTCAACA